CTTCGAGGCGCCAATGGGTTTCCTCTCGCGCCTCGGCGATTTTGCGCAGCTCGCCGGCCAAGCGTGGCAAATATCCGGATCGCCTGACTGGCGCGCGCGCACGCAATCGACCGACACCACGCTCGACGGCCTCCTCTGGGGTGATCAGCTGTGGTCGGTGCCGTCGGTCACCGGCATTGCCATCAACCAGCAGACCGCGCTCAACGCCGCCGCCGTGATGGCGTGCGTCACGATGATCGCGGAGGATGTCGCGAAATTGCCGGTGGGGCTGTTTCGCAAGCTTGACAACGGGGCCGGCCGCGTCCGGCTCAAGAAGGGAGACCACTGGCTCGTCTCGCTGCTGCGGAAGCCCAATCCCTGGCAGAACGGGATGGAATTCCGCGAGATGCTGATGTGCGGCACGATCATGCGCGGCAACGGGTATGCCGTCATCATCCGCAACGGCCGCGGCATCCCCATCATGTTCGTGCCGATCAATCCGGATCGGGTCGCATTGTGGGAGGCGCAGGACGGCGAGCTGCTCTACCGCGTCACGCCGTTCGGCCTGCACGAAATGGCAATGTTGAAGGACCAGCCCTTCCTCATTCCGTTCGACGACATGCTGCACATCCGCGGCTTTTCGATCAACGGCCTGGTCGGCGCCTCGCGCATTGCGCTCGCCCGCGAAGCGATCGGCCTCACGCTCGGCCAGGAGCGCAAGGCCGCGTCATTCCTCGGCCAAGGCTCTTCGCCCTCGGGCGTGCTCTCGACCGAGCAGAAGCTCACCGACGCGACGCGCGATCGCGCCAAGGAGATGTGGAAGGCGCTGCACACCGGCCTGCAGAATGCCGGCCGCACCGCCATCCTCGAGGCCGGGCTCAAGTGGACGCCGCTGACGCTCACCTCGACGGATCTCGAATTCATCGCCTCGCGCCAGTTCCAGCTGCAGGAGATCGCCCGCGCCTTCCGCGTCCCGCCGCACAAGATCGGCGAACTCTCGCGGGCGACCAACAACAACATCACCCAGCAGAGCCAGGAATACGTCAACGACACGATCTCCGGCTACACATCGCGCTGGAAGTACAAGTTCGACGAGCGCTTCGACCTCGATGACGACGACCTGTTCATCGACTTCGACCTCTCCGCCATCCTCGAGGGCGACCTGGTCGCCCGCTACAACGCGCACCGCACCGGCATCATGTCGGGCTTCCTGACGCCGAACGAGGCGCGCCAGAAGGAAGGGCTCAATCCCAAGACCGGCGAGGAGAAGGGCCCCGACGCGCTGCAGCAGCCGGCCAACATGTCGGCGATGGGTTCGCAGTCGAGCGGCACCGGCGCCGATGACGGCGGCGGCGCCGGCAGCGGCGGGCGGCCGCAGGACGGCACGACCAAGGCTTACGACTACGAAGAAGGAATGCTGCCCTGATGAGCCCGCAGCCCGGCACCTCCGTTCTCCGTCTCGATCCGGAGTTTTTGTCGCAGGTGCTTTTCCATGGCGCGCGGGCGACGATCGTCGACGCCGCGTTCGACAAGGACGGCAAGATCGAGCTGACCGGACCCGATGTCCCCGATGCGCACGAGGTGCGCGTCGTCTGCATCCAGTCGCTCAACGACGGTAATGTGATTACGACCGCGCGCTTCGAGGTCATATGAGCGTCGGTCGTTCGATCGAGGACAACGGCACCAAGACGCTCGCCCAGCTCTACGCCATGCTGGGAATGGGCGACACCGCCATCCTCAAGGGGCAGAAGTTCAAGCTCGATACCGACCATCAGATTGTCGATGGAGGCGGCATCAGCGTCGATCGGCAGACCGTCTTTCTTGACGAGGAGCTTTATCGCCGGATCATGGCCGGCGAGATCACCGTCGAGAGCATGACGGCGATTCAGATCATCAACTGCCTCTGCGATCACGAGCATACCGAGAAGTGCGTCGCCGACGGCGACAATCCGGTCGACAACTATCCGCCGGCACACGTCTTCGGCAACACGGACGAGAATCGCGGCGTCGAGGCGACCGGCGCGAAGCCGGCGGGCTATAACGCGGCGCTGGCGCCCGACCTCAAGCGCTGCGAGCTGCAAACGCCGAGGAAGGTCCCGCTCACGCTCTGGTGCGCGCCCTATCTCGATGACCCGGACGCGAACGACGAGCGGGTGCTGGAAATCTTCCGCGCGTTGGGTGTGGTCGATGCGTTCAAGGCCTCGAAGAAGACCGTGCACTACGGCATCGGCGAGAACGAGTGCCGCGGCTGCCGCTACTTCCATCTGAGCCCGGAGCCCGAACAACTCGGCGTGCTCGGTCTCTGCGACAAGGTTTGCGGCTTGGTGCGCGTCGATCGCCAGTGCGATTGGTGGGAAGCGACGCCTGCTGAAGGCGAGCGCGTGTGGTCGTTGACGGATCAAGGATGAATCCATGCCGCAAATCTTGAAGCCCGCCGATGTGGCGCCGCGGCTGCTCGCCGGCGAGACGCTCGACGCGATCTTCCTCGACGCATCCGGGGGCTACAAGTCCAAGCTGCTCGGCCCGCAGGCCGAGGTGTCGGTCGGCAGTGAGGCGGACCGCTCCGTCGATTTCGTCATCTCGACCGAGGCGGTTGACCGCTATACCGACATCATCAATCTTGGCGGCTGGAAGACGCAGAACTATGCGCGCAACCCGGTCGTGCTCTGGGCGCATGACGATTCCATTCCCGCCATCGGCCGCGGCGCGAACGTCCGCGTCGAGAATAAGGCGCTGCGCTCGACCGCAGTGTTCGCCACGCGCGAAGTCTATCCGCTCGCCGATACGATCTTCCAGCTGATCAAGGGCAAATTTATCTCGGCCGCCTCGGTCGGCTTTGTGCCGCTCAAGGCCAAGGCCGCTTCGGCCAAGGACCGGCCGTACGGCATCGACATCCTCGAGCAGGAGCTGCTCGAATGGTCGGTGGTCAACATCCCGGCCAATCCGGAATGCCTGGTCAACGCGCGCGCGTTCGGCATCGATTGCGCGCCGCTGATCGGCTGGGCCGAGCGCGTGCTCGACAAGGGCGGCATGCTGCTGATCCCGCGCGACGAGCTCGAGGCGCTGCGCAGGGCGGCTGGGGCGCCGGCGCTGCATCAGGTCAAGACGCCGGCGGGACCGCTCAAGCCCGCCGCGACCGCCGAAGCGGCGGCCAAGCTCAAGGGCGCGAGGGTCAGGCTCGATCCGGCGCATCAGCTCAATGCACCGCAAGGCCGCTGGGTGAAGCACCTTGCGCATCTCAGCGCTGCCGTCGGCACCGTGATCGAGAGCCATATCGTCGCCAAGGGTCATCGCCGCGGCCGCCATGTGCTGTCGGTCAAATGGGATGACGTCTGCGCGTCTGACGATATGCGCAACGTCGCCGCCGATCGCTTCCTGCAGGTCGAGCCCGCCGCTGCCGCGCCTGCGCCCGCCCGCCGGATCAAATCGCTCTCCCATGTCGCCTGGCTGGCGCAGCTGCTCAATGAGCTGGGCTGGCTCGAGGACTCGGTCGAGTGGGAGGCGCAGCTCGAGGAGGACGGCAGCGATGTTCCGGCGCGCCTGCTCGAGGCCATGAAGGCGCTCGGCCAGGTGCTGCTCGACATGACCGCCGAGGAGGTCGCCGAGCTGCTCGACGACGACGAAGCGGACGCCGACGACGACGAGCTCGCCGGCACCATCCTGCCGATGGCGGCGGCGCTCAAATCGGTCCGCGCCGTGATCGCCAAGGCCGGCAAGGTGCTCTCCGCCGAGAACGAGAAGAAGCTCAAGACCGCGCATGGGCACGTCAAGACGGCGATGGACTTCTGCCAGAAGGCCATCGCTCACGTCGGCGATGTGATCGGGCAGAACGATCCGAACTTCGACGAGGGCGACGAGAACGACGAGGCCTCTGGCGCGGACGCGGCGAAGCAACGCCAACGCGTGACGCACCTTCGCCTGTCAAGCTCGGCGGCGGCGATCGCGGCGCGTCAAACCGCCTGAAGTCTCTTCCCAGTTTTACTGAACACCCTCCCGTTCTGGCGAGGGCCCGCGCCATCGCGGCGCTTCCCGCATGTCTATCAAGGAGAACACGATGGACAAGAAGTTGAAGGAGCTTCGCCAGAAGCTGGGCGCAGCGATCGATGAGTT